TCATCCACGCTATAGTCTACTGAGTTTTCAAAAGTATAGTGTGAAATATATTGTTTTTCATCACTATGTATAGTTACTTTATCTGCAGGCAAATGATACAAATGCGCTCCATCGAAGTAAACAAATATATTACCGTCAATAAGAAGATCAATAATTAAGTTTCTTTTAAATGAGCTAATATCCTGAAAAGGATTTGGTTCAACATTTAATAGTATATTAACTTTGGACTTACGAACGTTTTTCTTAACGCCTGTAATACCTGTAATCTTTTCGTCAACTCTAAAAGGTATCTCTGAAACATCATCAACGATCATATTAACTGCTCTGTTGACTATTTCTAATTGTTCGTATGCATTTCTGTAGTTAGTAACGATTTCACGCGTGTCAATAGTCATTCCCTCATTACGGGAAATTACGAACTGCGCTGGGTTTAGCTTTTCTTCGCTAGCCCCTATAAATCTATCATACCATGCCATATTTTTCTCTCTGTTTCTCGACCCAACGTTTTTGTTTCTCTGCTGTGATCAATTTGGGTCGTTTACCATAAATCGAATGTAATCGTAAATGATGCGCATGACACAGAGTAGTCGTATACTCATACACTTCTGCTCTATTCTCATCAATGAAGGATTCACGAAGATCTAGTATGTCTTGTTCACTGTTAATTATAATTTTGTTTTGTTTTATCCAAGTTTCTAGTAATTCGGTGAGTCCGTAATAATGATGAAAATCTAAGTCTGTATTGCTTCCACAAATGTGGCAACTACCTGTCTTTTTATATTGCGATTTAGCTTTGTCTCTGACATATTTAACTAAATCTCTTTTTAAATTCATATTTCTACTCTTAATTAGAATTATACCAAAAGTAAGGTATAATGTCAAGAACTGTTTTTACAAGGTCTCGTTAGAATGAGGTGGCTGTAGTCTCAAATGTATATAATGCATAACGCATCGCATCAGCCATGTGCGATGACATATTATGTTTTGGCTTTTCTTTTAATAAATTAGGGTTTGGATCCCACTGGTATTGATCTAAAGACATTTGTGTTTGTTTGCATCGTTGGTCTACTATTAGATCATCGTTATCGACTATACCTGCTACTTGACCGATGCCATCTAGTACCGATTTTTTAGCATTTATACTGCTTATGTCATAGTTCTGTGCCAAGTCAAATCTGGTTTGCTGAGCGGCAGAATCAATATAGATAAAGTCTATATCCCATTTGTCAATTAACTTCTTAATCTCTATAGCATGTTGCTCTGTAGTACGTTCAGCGTTCATGTATTCGTCTACTAAGTAGTATTTCTTCGCGTCCCAATCGTATGCAACTACACAAAAAGCTGTAGGATCTCTATACCCTACATCAAGTCCTGCAAACACATCCATCTGGCTAGTATCTAACTGACTTAGATCTGCTATACATTCTTCGTGATTAAATGCCCATACTTGACCTTCAAATACATTAAAGTCAGCCATGTATTCTTGGTTAAATTCGTTTTGAGACATTGTTTTCTTTGCTTCTTCAATATCTGAATCAGAAACTCGAGGATTTTCGTGGTAAGTTGCCTTAACTGAACACCATTCTGGAAATTCTTCGCTGAATCCTCTATAATAAAACTCTGCAAAATAGTTATTACGCCCACGAGGGGTCGAAATGAAGATTGCTTTAGAGTTTTCTTTATCTAGTGTGGGTCTTAGTGCGACATTGAAGGCGTCTCGTCCATCTGTTAGAGCAGCCTCATCAAATATGATAAGATCGTATGATCTACCAACAACTGAGTCTACTTGATTGATTGAACCCATTCGTATAGTAGAACCATTAGATAGTTCTATAACTTTATCTTTTGCATTGTCGCGTGTTACCTCTAAATCAAAGTGCTTGATGAGATTTCTCTGTAAGTCAAATGATATTTGGGATAGTGCGTAATTGGGAGACATAAGTAGTACATTAGCTCCAGGTACTAAACATGTTAGCTGTCCTATAATATTGCTTATGTAAGTTTTGCCTTGTCGACGTGATACTGCTGCGCAAACAAATCTATATTTAGGATTGTTAATTGCGTTAATAATTGCAGTTTGTGAGGTATTGGGAGTAACATTTAATAAATCAAGATACCCTTCAATAGGTAACTTAATAAATCTTGTTTCAGGGGGGAGTTCCATTAAATAGTCGGAGACTATATCGGAACGGCTTACTTCTATCAATGTAGGGTCTCTTTGTTAAATAAGTTAAAAGGGTCTTCGGAATCGAATAGACCATGTTCTTTGGCTAGTTGTAATAGATACAAGTAACCTCCGCATAAATCGAGTAGATCTCGTTCGCGTTGTGTTCTAGTTAGACCTCTTTCTTCTCTTGTACGTGCATTCTGTAAAACTTCTGTTGCGTGTTCTGACAAGACGTCTAACCATAATTCTCTCTTATCAATAACTCTAGGTATTGTCATTTTTTCCTTCTTTTTATTCCAAGTTGTCGTTTCTGAGACTTAGGTGGTCTTTTCTTACTACCTTTTGGGCCTGCCCAGAATAATTTATTTGCCCAATACGCTGCTGAAGATTTTCCTTTACGAATATTTCTTCCGTGTCTTGCTTTAAAACTCTTACGAGCTTCAGGACTATAATTATGTCCCATGCTCTGAGCTCCAAAACGGATAATCTTCACTTTGCCAGCGATTCTTACAGCTACAACGCCTTTCTTTTTTGGGTGCTTAGGAGTTCTTTTGGGCGCGTTTAGTTTTCTTATTCCCGCCTTTCTTAACCTTGCCTTTTCTGCCGTTGTTAATGCCATCTTTAGTTCCTAAGACTAAGTTCCAGAAGGAACTCGGTCTTCCTGCTTTCATAAAATCATGAAAGTCTTTGTGAAAAATCTCTATACTATCTTTTTCTTCTTGGTAAAATTCTTTTTGCACCTTTAGTTCCAAAACTTGCTCGTTTTGGATTTTTTGTTTTACCAAATCTCGGTCCTATTGCTTTAGGAGCCGCTCCATACATTCCACCAGGAGTGGTGAATGGAGATTTTGTGTTTACGAAAGTACCTGCTGCCGCATTCATGTCCCTAGTAACACCTCTTTTTAATTTGTGTTTTACTAGTTTTGATGTGCCGTGGTTACTTGGTCCACTTAAAAATCCGCCTTGTCTTGCCATGATTCTATCCTCTCTTTACTTGGCTAATTAGTAGCCTATTGAGTACCATTTTTAATATGGATTTGTAACAATTTCTTGTCGGTGTGGGGTGAGTTTAATAATTCTCTAAGCTGTTGACCCCACAATAGTTGGTATTCAATAGCTTGATAAAATCTAGAGGATAAAACAATAGTATCCTTAATTTCATCTAATAATTGTTGTTTGTCCATGTGCCAGTCCTGTATGAACTTAGCTAAGGAATTTTAGCTTTGGGCTTTCTCTTTAGCTTTCATCAGTTTATCTTTGATGTCTACTTTTCCATCCCAATTTTTATCTTGACCTGAAACAATTTGCGTAAACTGTTTCCATTTAGTCTCTAACCATTCTAACATCGTATTCTCCTAGATTGTTATATTCTGTTAATAATTTATAATAGTGTGTGCGAACTTCTCCAAAGGATACTTGGGTCAATGCCCAGTCCATGAACGCTTGTTCTTTTTCTTTAACGGCGTTTTCTGCGCCGTACGACTGTTCGTACATTTGTCGGTCGGCCTCCTACTCCTTGCTTAACTGATCTTTTTCTTCTAACGGCTGATTTCTTCTGTGCCTTACTCATAGTTCTTGCACGAGCTAAAGGAACACACTTTGGATATCCTCTGCCACTAGTCTTTGCTTTGCCTCTACCACAAGGTTGGAATTTGCCTTTCTTTTTAGGTCTACCGATGTCTACCCATTTTTCTTTAAACCATTTAGTTAATCCACCTTTAGGTTTCGCCATGTTCGTGTTCAATATTTCCAGATGATAAATAATTAGCAGCTGATACAACTTCGTATTCAGAAATAGCTAATTTATTTGTCCACCATGTAGGAAGCTTGTCCATTTCTTCGTTACCTTCTAATCCCTCTAGGATCATTTGGCAATGACTCATAATAATCTTGCAACTTGTTATTGCAGAAGCAGCATCTGTATGCCCACTCTTAACGATAAAGTTTCCGTTGCCTGTGTATATTCCTTTCATTTTCTTTTTCCCATACGATATTTACCGCCTTTTGCTTTATAAGTTTTTACTAACCACCCATTCGCATAAGCACTAGGATAAACTTTGAATTTTCTTTTTGTTTGTGCTTTAATTCTTGCATACAATTTAGGGTTTGTAGGTATTGGCTTCTTTTTAACGCTTTTTCTTTTTCTTGCCATTTTTTCTTTTTAAAATTGCCATTTGCAATGCTTTAGGTAGTTTCTTCTGAGCTGCTGTTAAGCCTCCCATTGATTTTTTCTTCTTTCCACCTTTTTTCTTTTTCTTTTTTGAACTATGATACGGCATACTCTCTCCTTATGTCCAGCGAGGGGGTTCCTCAGGACACTCCGCCCATCTTAACTTAGTTTTGAGGGGCATAAAACAATTACAAACTTTGCAAACCTTCCACCTTTTATCTAGGTTTGGGCATTCTTTACAGATTTTATAACGCTCTTCATGTGTGAGCTGTTTCTTCATCTAATAGCTTTTGGTAGTACTCTTCTTTTCTTTCTTTGTTGGTTAGTCTTTCTTGCCATAAGTATTTTTACTCTTGCAGAAAGTTCTTGAGAAGGCTCTGAACCTTCACCCACAACTACTTTTGTTGAGTCTGATTGCTCAACTGCCTTTTTAAGGGCTTCTTCTATTGTATTCATATGTTTGATAAGTTTGATAGTGCAGTTTTTGCGTATTCTTCTGTACTAAAGGACTCGATTGTTGTTCCCCAATGGAAACACCACATACCATCCTTTTCGAAGATTTCACCTTCTGCGCGTTTTGGTTCAGCTTTAACTTTTTTAGCTTTCATATCTTTAGTTTTATATCCTTCGATCATTTTTTCTCCTATACAGTGTGCATGGTGACTATTGTTATAAGCACACCCACTCCACCCATTATTATTGCCGCGGCACAGCTAATCATTATTGTCTCAATTCGATTGATTTGAGTATCCATTGAATCGAATCTGTTAAACGCAGTTTTCCATCTTTCTGCACACACAGCTTCATGTTTCGCTAATTCTGAGGCGACTTCGGTAGCATCCATAATGATTTCCTTTTATTCTTTGAAGATTTTTCTTCATATTGTTGTAATTATATCAAAAGTAAGCAGAAGTGTCAAGTACTATTTTCTGATGGTATATATTTTAACTGGCTCCGACTTGCCTTTTACCGTAACATTATCTAGGAACTCGTAGTCAAATCCGTCAACCATACTGTGTTCAGATATGACTAAATCGACATCGTAGTTCTTACACGAAGATTCTAATCGTGCAGCAAGATTAACAGCATCCCCCAAAACGGAATAATCGAACCTAGAACTAGAACCGAAATTCCCAACAACACAGAGTCCTGTGTTGATTCCTGCTCCTGTGTTAATTTCATCCAAGCCTTCTTCTCTGAGTCTTTCATTTAATTCTCCTAATGCTACTCGCATCTCTAATACGCACTCTGTTGCTTTTCTCTCTTGGTCTTCAATATCCAGGGGTGCGTTCCAGAAAGCCATAATGCAATCTCCCATGTATTTGTCAATCGTTCCACCATGTCTTA